CTATATCGGAGTTTATTGGATGAATAACCAACAGTTCATCTTTGACTTTGAGACACTGGGGATCGACTTACTTAAAGGATTCCCAGTTCTCGAATGTGCGTATGGTATCTTTGATGCTGACAGATTTCTCACTGACCCTTATACATTCGAAGAGTTAGTCGAGTCTGTCATCGTCAAAGATAAGTTTGACATTGAACACCAAGTTCGAGAGTTCGGTTACAAGATTGACTCGAACACACTTGAATGGTGGAAAAGTCAAGACAAAGACCTTCAATCTATCATACTTAAACCATCTTCAGAAGATATTCGTATCGATAAATTTATTGACAATCTGATGATAATGTTATATGATAATATGAATTGCCAATACTGGTGGTCAAGGTCAAATACGTTTGATCCGATTATCCTATATAGAATGGCAACTGACGTGAATAGAATGGACGAGTTATCAAATCGACTGAAGCATTGGAACGTGAGAGATACTCGAACATTCATTGATGCTAAATTTAACTTTGCTCCTAAGATGACCAGTTATATCTTAGAAGAGTGGAAAGAAAAGTTTGAAGCACATAACTCGATACACGATGTTGCCATTGATGTTATGCGATTACAGAAATTGATTATTGTGGAGAATGAAGAATGAATGACAAAACTCCAGAATCAGTGGTCTCCGAATCTACTGAATATGAAAATTTTATGGAAGAAATGAAAGAAGAAAAACCAGCTCCGGTTGAGAATACTCTCGAAGCAGTCTTTGGTGAAATACCAGATGTCGAATCGTCTCATCCAAATCATTATCAGAAACATTGGAAGGGTATGCCTGAGTACAAAAATGATACGAATAATAATAAGTACAAGACGGTATATGTCCACTTTCGTACTAAAGAAGACTTCGAAGATTTCTGTCAGAAAATTGATCAGTATCCAGCGGCAGAAACAAAAAATAATACTTCCATCTGGCATCCTAAATTAGATAGGAAAGCCAACTCTCTTTTGAGATGGATTGAAGATGACGACTAATCCACAATATCCTGTATACATTGTGTCGAAAGGTCGCCATGAGTCCATGATTACATCGAGGTCTTTGAGTAAGATTTCGGTACCTCATTACATTGCGATTGAGCCACAAGACTATGATAACTATGAAGAATCCCTCGATAACTTCGGTATTCGCGAGTGGGTAACTCTTCTTGTATTGCCATTTAGTAATCACGGTGATGGACCTGGTCGTGCGAGAAACTGGTGCTGGGACCATTCAATGTCGATTGGTGCTGAACGCCACTGGGTACTTGATGATAACATTGCTGACTTCTATCGTCTTCATAATAACAAACGGATTCGTGTTGGTAGTGGTGCTATTTTCAAAGCAGCAGAAGATTTCGTAGACCGCTTTGAGAATGTGCCTGTATCTGGTTTTCAGTATCGGTTCTTTATTGCACCAGATCAAAGTTATCCGCCGTTTGTAACGAATACTCGTATCTACTCGTGTTTGCTCATTGAAAATAATTGTAAGCATCGTTGGCGTGGTCGATACAACGAAGATACCGATTTGTCATTGCGCGTTCTCAAAGACGGCGATTGTACAGTTCAGTTCAATGCATTTCTTCAAGGTAAAGCAGCAACTCAAACTGTCAAGGGCGGTAACACAGAAGAGTTTTATCACAAAGAAATTGGCGAAAAAGTACTTGACAAAGCCAAAGAAATGAGCGATATTGGATATAACGCAATGGGTACTGTAAACAAATCTGAGATGTTAGCAAAGATGCATCCAGATGTTGCTCGTGTCGTTTGGAGATATGGTCGTTGGCATCATTACGTTGATTACAATCCATTCAAGAAAAATGAGTTGAGATATAAATCAAATGTAAAAATACCAAAAGGCGTGGATAATTATGGAATGAAATTGATTACGAATTGGAAAGAAGATGGGAAAACGAAGTGATTTTGTGAGAGTATTATTTTATGGAAGATCCTAAATGATAGAGTATAAATATAATGAAGGTGAAATCCTTCGCCAACTGCAAGATTATATTGATGGTACTTATGGTGAGCATTATTCCACAAACAAATATCAAGCGACACAGTTCATCATTGACGGTGGTCATGGTGAAGGTTTTTGCATTGGTAATGTGATGAAGTATGCACAGCGATACGGTAAGAAGAATGGATATAATCGTGCGGACCTTATGAAGATTATTCACTATGCAATCATTGCAATGTATAATCATGATCTACAACATGGAGAAGAATAAATGAATGAAGTTAGTATTGATATTAGTGAGTTGAGAAAGCGGAAGATTTTTGTTGCGACTCCCATGTACGGTGGAATGTGTGGAGGTCAATATACAAGAGCGGTAATTGAGTTACAGAAGGTATGTGACACATACGAGATTCAAACCGAGTTCTTTTTTCTCTTTAACGAATCATTGATTACACGCGCACGAAACTATTGTGTTGATGAGTTCATGCGAAGTGACTTCACCCACTTGATGTTTATTGACTCGGATATTGGTTTCAATCCACATGACGTTCTTGCTCTTGCCGCATTGGCTGATCCAGAGTCAGATAAAGATATTGTTTGTGGTCCGTATCCAAAGAAAGTTATCTCGTGGGAAAAAATCAAACGAGCGGTCGACAAAGGATTTGCTGATGAAAATCCACAAGCACTTGCCAACTTTGTTGGTGACTATGTTTTCAATCCAGCAGATGGTCAAGCAGAGATTCCTTTGAATGAGCCAGTCGAAGTGCTTGAAGGCGGTACTGGTTTCATGATGGTTCAGAAGAAAGCATTTAAAAAGTATACCGAAACATATCCCGAGTTTCATTATAAGCCTGACCATGTGCGGTCAGAAAACTTTGACGGCACTCGTGAGATTATGGCATACTTTGATTGTGTGATTTGCCCCAATACAAAACGCTACCTCTCTGAAGATTATATGTTCTGTCAGTGGAGTCGTAACGCAGGTATCAAAGTATGGATGTGCCCGTGGATGAAACTGAATCATACTGGTACATATCAGTTCGGTGGTAGTCTTGTTGATATTGCACAGATTGGTGCTTCTGCTACTGCTGATCCGAATGAAAAACTCAAGTAAATCTCTTTACATTGAACGTGATTTGAAATATACTTACTATATTATAACATGGAGTTAACTATGAATATTTCTGACAATACACTATCTGTACTTAAAAACTTTTCTGGTATCAATCAGAATCTCGCAGTCAAGTCTGGCAATCGCATTCGTACAATATCACCACAGAAGACGGTGATGGCTGTTGCCCAAGTCGAAGACAAGTTTGACCAAGACTTTGCTATCTATGATCTCAATCAGTTTCTGAGTGCAGTCAGCCTGTTCGAGAAGCCTGAGTTCATCTTCGAAGATAGTAATGTAGTTGTTGCAAATGGCAAGTCATCGATTCGGTATTTTTATGCTGATGAGACAATGGTCATGACTGCGCCTGACCGTGATATCGAACTTCCTGACACTCTTGTCGAGTTCAAGTTGACCACTGATGCATTCAAGTCTACGATGCAAGCAGCCAGCGTTCTTCAAGCGCCGAACTGGTCTGTTGTCGGGAATGGCACAATCATTGAGATTGTTGTCGGTGATGTGAAGAACGATACTTCGAATGACTATCGCCTTAAAGTCGGCGAAACATCAGAAGAGTTCAAAGTCACATTTAAAGTTGATAACCTTAAGATGATGCAACGCGATTATACTGTTGCCATCTCATCAAAAGGTATTAGCCACTTCACAACAGAAAAGGGAGACTTGTCTTATTTCGTCGCCACAGAATCCGCTGCTTGATTCTTCTTTTTTATTATGATTATGTGGAGACTATATTATGACAGACGAACTTTGGGTCGAGAAATACCGACCTTCTCAAATCGAAGACTGCATTCTTCCGACTGACCTCAAGCAGACATTTTCTCAGTTCGTTGAGAAAAACTATGTCCCAAATCTATTGTTGACTGGTGGACCTGGTGTTGGTAAAACGACTGTCGCTCGGGCAATGCTCGAAGAATGTGGCTTTGATTCTATTGTGATTAACGGTTCGATGAACGGTAACATTGACACGTTACGAAATGAGATACAAAACTTTGCTTCAACAGTGTCCCTCACAGGCGCACGTAAGTACGTTATCCTAGACGAAGCGGACTATCTCAATCCACAGTCAACTCAACCTGCGCTCCGTAACTTTATGGAAGAGTTTAGTAAAAACTGTGGATTTATCATGACTTGTAACTTCAAGAATCGGATCATCGAACCTCTTCATTCCCGATGTTCTGTGATTGAGTTTAAGATTGGTGGTAAAGATAAACCTGAGATTGCTTCTCAGTTTATGAGGCGTGTCGATACAATCCTTACTAATGAAAGCATAGACTTTGATAAGAAAGTTGTTGCTGAACTCATTATGAAACATTTCCCAGATTGGCGGCGTGTGATTAATGAACTTCAACGGTACTCTGCTTCTGGATCGATAGATACTGGCATTCTTGTCAATATGTCTGAGGATAACTACAAAAAACTTGTTGGCTACCTTCGCAATCGAAACTGGAAAGATATGCGTAAGTGGGTTGGTTCTAACTCTGATATTGAACCGACTGTGTTATATCGCAAACTCTATGATAGCGCATCTCAGTTTATGACTGATAGGTCTGTTCCTCAACTTGTATTACATATTGCAAATTATTCTTACAAGTCTGCATTCGTCGCGGATCAAGAAGTCAATCTTGTGGCATGTCTTACAGAGATTATGTCCGATTGTGAGTTTGAATGATGATCGTTGGTATTACAGCAAGCACATTTGACCTTCTTCATGCTGGTCATATTCAAATGCTCCGTGAAGCGAAAGATCAATGCGATTATTTGATTGCCGCTCTTCAAACTGATCCTACAATTGACCGTCCAAATGAAAAGAATAAACCAATACAAACAATTGTAGAACGTCACATTCAGTTAAGTGCCGTCAAGTATGTTGATGAGATTATACCTTATTCGACTGAACAAGATTTGGTAGATATCTTTGCAAGTTTCCCTTTACATGTTCGCATTCTTGGTGTAGAATATAAAGATAAAGATTTTACCGCTCGTGATATGTGTAAGCAACGAGATATTGATTTATACTTTAATAAACGCGATCATCGATTCAGCACCACTGAATTGAGAAATCGAGTTCGTTCCGAAGCACAATTACAAGAACTCGAACACGAAATTCTTATGGACGCTGAAGTTCTTGCGGCTGAAAGTGGATTGGAAGAATCTGATGTCTAACCCCTATGATTATATCAACGCAATTAATGAAGGCAATGACTTAACGGAGAAAGACTTTGATGAGAAAGGTTATATACCATTCATTACCAATCGTCAGTTCTCATACTTTCAAGATACCGTTCTTGTTGCAAATGAAATGAACGCCAACCACCACCTGGACAACAAATCTCAGTTTTCTTTTTTTATAAATATAATACGACCAGGGAAAAGATATTCCAAATGGTCGAAGACTGAACATCACGATGACCTCGAAGCTGTAGCACAGTATTTTGATTATAGTTATGAGAAAGCAAAAGTCGTCATGGATATTTTGTCTGCCGAAGAAGTTAATAATATTAAGAAGAAATTGAGCAAAGGTGGATTGAAAAAATGAGTTTTGATATTAATAGTCTCGTGGAAGTGCGATTACGCAATCCTGACGATTTTCTCAAGGTTCGTGAAACTCTCACACGAATCGGTGTAGCATCCAAAAAAGATAAGACCCTCTATCAGTCTTGTCATATTCTTCACAAGCAGGGTCGCTACTATATTGTACATTTCAAAGAGTTATTTGCTCTTGATGGCAAACCTTCCAATTTTTCTGAATCTGATATTGCTCGACGCAATACGATTACACACCTACTGAAAGAGTGGGACTTAATCGAAGTTGTGATCGAAGCGCAAACGGAAAATCCAGTATCCCCCATCAGTCAGATTAAGATTCTTCCCTTTAAAGAAAAAGACGAGTGGGAACTCGTTGCAAAATATAACATTGGTAAGAAAAAAGACTAACATTCTCTAAAAAACACTTGACTTATTTCTCAGTATAGGTTATACTGTATATAATGATTGAT